GGATCAAGGCTGACACTGGATTCGACGACCTGCAAGACGACCTCCCTAACTAATATGCATCTGCTCATTGATTCAGACTCTCTGCTGTACAAGGCAGGGTTTGTCTGCAATGGCGAGGACCAAGAGCACCTAGCTATTTGGCAACTGGATGAACTAATCCAAGGCATTCTCAAAGACACCAACTGTAAGTCGTATGAAATACATATCAGTGGGTCTGAGAACTTTCGCTATGGAGTGCATCCAGCATACAAGGATAACAGGTCTGCAATGGCTAGGCCCATTCACCTACAAGCAATGCGAGAGCATTTGGTTGTTAAGAGGGGAGCCATTGTGTCCTGTGGCATTGAAGCTGATGATGCTGTTGGTATTGGGACATACAGTTGTGGACCTCATGAGGTAGTTGTAGCGCATATTGACAAGGACATCGACATGATTCCTGGCAGGCATTACAACTACAACAAGAAGACTTGGTATGACGTGAATGAAATGGATGCCATGCGTTGGTTCTTCACTCAACTAATCTTGGGTGATAAGACAGACAACATTCCAGGCTATGACGGTAAAATGCGACCTAAGTGTCCTAAGTTTCTAGAGCCTGCTATTAAGTACCTACACCAGACAGATAGCTTCGATGACATGCTTCAACATGTGTACGACATGTATGGAGATTGGGATAAAGGGAATTGGGATAAATTAAACATGTCTGCGCAATGTCTTTGGATTTGGCGCAGGGAAAATGATGATTGGAGAACATGGCAGAATCCACAACTAATCGAACGACTTACAATGGAGGGAAGTGGACAGCCGGTAGATTTAATTCCTTTGTCACGTCAATCCTTCGTTCCGGTTCCCGACGATGGGAACCCAAGTATGCTTGTCTAAATGAAGCAAAGACAGAGAAAAAGGTTAATGCTAAGACAGGACGCTTGGCACAGCATTTTCTATGTAACAACTGCTCCTATGACTACCCTGCCAAAGACGTGGAAGTTGACCACCGTATCCCCATTGGAACTGAAAAGACTTGGGATCAATTTATTGACGGACTGTTCTGTGAACAAGACAATTTACAAGTACTCTGTAAATCTTGCCACAAAGAAAAGACATTGAAGGAGAAAAGTGAAAGTAAGCAAAGTAATTCAGATAAACGACTCAACAGCAATTCAGTTCGAGGGCGAATTAAGCCCGGAGGAGAGTGATATTGTGGTGGGCTATGGCCTTAATTATCTTATTCGTATGGGCGCTTTTCCTGGACTAGCTGCTGCCATTACAACAGCAGCGAAGGAACTAGAAGAGGCATCAGAAGACGCTCTACCTATTGCAAGTGTGTTTGATGGAAATGGAACTATTAATTGAAGCACCTCATTATTCCAGATGTCCAGGCTAAGCCCGGCATCGACTTTACTTATCTAAATAAAATTGGGAAATATATTGTAGAGAAGAAGCCAGATGTTATTATTAACATTGGTGACTTTGCTGACATGCCTAGCCTCTCGTCTTATGACCAAGGGAAGAAGTCCTTTGAGGGGCGTAGGTACACTAACGACATTAGTGCAGCCAAAGAAGCTATGACCACATTGTTAGAGCCTATGTGGACATTCAATCAAAAGGCAAAGAAGAATAAGGAAAAGCAATATGCTCCTCGAATGGTTCTTACACTCGGCAATCACGAGGACAGAATCACTCGCGCTGTTAATAACGATCCTAAGCTTGATGGCGTCCTTTCGATTGAAGACCTTGGCTATAAAGGCTTCGGATGGGAAGTCATTCCTTTCCTGGATGTCATTGTGGTTGATGGCATTGCTTATAGCCATTATTTCACTAGCGGTTTGCTTGGGCGTCCTGTAACTACAGCACAAGTGTGTCTCACTAAGAAGCACATGTCGTGCATCCAGGGACACCAACAAGGCTTTCAGGTTCATTCGTCTTACAAGGCAGATGGCTCTAAAATTACATCAGTCATTGCTGGCTCCTGCTATGAGCACAATGAAGACTATATGAGCTTCCAAGGTAACAAGCATTGGAGAGGCTTCCTCGTTGCACATGATGTTGACGATGGGGACTTTGACCTAATGCCCGTCTCTCTCAATTACATTAACAAACGCTATGGATGATCTAAATACAGTTAGAGATAGGATAGCAGCAAAAGTTTATGAAAAGGCATTTAGTACAAATATGATTTCAGAAGTAGATATTCGAGACTTTCCTAAGGTAACAACCCCTAAGGCCAACCCGAACACCTGGAAGGACACCGGAGGCAACAAGTATGACACAGGCAAGCCACCAATGGCACTCCTCGACGCACCTTTCTTGGAAGGAGTGGCTAGTGTTTTGGGCTTTGGCGCCAATAAGTATGCTGCTCATAATTGGCGTAATGGTATTGCTTACAGTCGTCTTGTTTCGGCAGCTTATCGACACCTTGGCGCAATTAACGCTGGGGAAGATATTGACCCTGAGTCTGGTCTTAGCCATGCTTATCACCTTGGCTGTTGCACGATGTTTCTTGCCTCTATGATGCACACCCGTCCGGACCTGGACGACCGTTGGAAGGCCTAAATTGTATGACAAATCATACGCCATATATTGAAACATTCACTGGAACAAAGTTTACATTTCTTGACCCCCAAATTGATCAAATCTCAATTAAAGACATTGCATTTAGCCTTAGCAACCAGTGCCGATTTAATGGACATGTGCCCTTCTTTTCGGTCGCTGAGCACTCAGTCGCTGTTGCTTCTCGGCTACCCCCAAGACTCCAAATGGCTGGTTTGCTTCATGATGCGGCTGAGGCATATCTCTCGGACATTCCTTCGCCCATTAAAGCGCATATGCCGGAGTATGTGGCAATGGAGAACAAAGTCCAGGATGTGGTAAATGAGAGATTCAACATCGTTCTTACTGCTGAGGATAAAGCAGAGGTCAAGTATGCGGACCAAGATGCAACCCACACGGAAGCACATTACTTGCTTGAGAGTGAGGGGCGAGACTGGCTCCCTGTGTTGTTCCAACCTCAGGAGAAATATCGCCCACGAGGCCTTACGCCAGTTGAGTCCACTCGACTCTTCATGTATTGGTTTCATGAACTCAATAAAACGTTTGAAGAGAAACTCGTTATGGTATGACCTATGGACGACCTTAAAGACCTAATTGCCGCCCACATGGATATATATGAATTTCTTGACTTCATTGGCCTGGACTTTCCTGAACTACTTAATTACCTGGATGACCCAATCAGAGAGCATGAAGACGCGCTGCGCAGTGAACTACGATGAATTTAGTTGATTGTGTAGTTGTAGAAGTATTGGGAACTCCCATTGAAACCCATGGTATGTGGAAACTCCCAGTACTTTATAATTCGTGGGGGCACGTTTCAGATACATTTATTTATGCTAAGTCTGAAGAAGAAGCATTGAACATTAAGGCAGGCTATGAATTCGTCCAATAGAACTGAGTGGGAGACTCCAAGGGAGTCAGAGAAGAAGGCCTACCGCCTACGTAAACAAGAGGAACAGGAGAGCCTAAGGGCAATGGATGACTACCTTAGACACAAAACCGAAGAGATACAAGACCAGGAAGGAACGACTCGACCAGATAGCTCCGAAGAGTCACCCTGGTGAGTATCTAACCTTTCCAGACTACAGTGTAAGGAAGTGTCCCTTGCATGGTGTATGGATTCGTTCTATTCGATCACATAGGGCCATTGGGAAACAACTATATCCCACTACCTACTATTGTGATACATGTGAACGAATCAAGGCAGCAGTGACACCTAAACCTGCTATTCCCCCTAAACTAAAAATATTTAAAATATGACCATTGATCAAATCTTTCAACTAAAGCAATCTGCTCTTAGTACAATTAATCAGCATACCTATCTCTTCTCCAGTGCCAATGAATGCATTGTTGCTGCGGAGCAGGTGTACCAATGGCTTGCTAAAGAAGCCTTTGAAGCAGAGACAGAACGCATTGCCAAGCGGGATGCACGTAATGCAGCAGTTGGGGCCGTTGTAACCGAATGATTAGTGACCTTCAAACCTACGTACACAAATCCAGGTATGCTCGTTGGCAAGACGAGCTTGGCCGTCGAGAGACATGGGAAGAAACTGTAACTCGTCTATGTGACTTCTGGCAAGCTAAGTTCCCTGACTTGTTCCCATACAGTGAAATGTATGAAGCCATTGTCAAGATGGAAGTGATGCCTAGCATGCGTTCCATGATGACTGCTGGCCCTGCCCTAGCTCGTGATAACATTGCGGGATACAACTGTGCCTACCTTCCTATCTCCGACCCACGAGCATTTGATGAGACAATGTTTATTCTCATGAATGGAACTGGTGTTGC